ACCGCCCCACCACGGGTGCCGATCTGAACGAGACCTCCCTGGAGGCCGCCGTGATCCAGATCGCTGCCTGGACCGATGAGCGTGGTCTGCTGATCGCTGCCCGCCCCAAGAAGCTGATTGTGCCCCGTCCCTGCAGTTCGTGGCCACCCGCCTGCTGCAGACCGAGCAGCGCGTCGGCACGGCGGACAACGACATCAACGCCCTGCGCAACAACGGCAGCATCCCAGGTGGCTACGCCATCAACCACTACCTGACGGACAACAATGCGTGGTTCCTGACCACCGATGTGCCCGACGGCCTGAAGCACTTCGTGCGCGTGCCGCTGCAGAAGGGTGTCGATGGTGACTTCGACAGTGGGAACATGCGGTACAAGGCGCGTGAGAGGTACGTCTTCGGAGTCTCTGATCCGCTCGGGGCGTGGGGTTCGCCCGGCGCGAATTGAGCGCTCTCCTATGAAAGAGGCCCTTGCGGCCTCTTTTTTCGTGTGTTAAGCTACAGTATCCCCTAACTACTGGAGCGACTGTGAACACCGTATACCGAATCACGTGCACTGCGAATGGCAAGTTCTACATCGGCAGCACCGTCAACAAGAAACAGCGGTGGTATCGCCACCGCCGGCAGTTGCGTGCTGGCACGCACCCTAACCGCAACATGTTGGCGTCGTGGGTTAAATACGGCGAGGCGTCTTTTGTGTTCGAGGTCTTGGAGGAGTTGCCGCAGGCAACGGACTTGTTTGCTGCCGAACAGCGCTATCTCGACGCACACGCAGGAAAAGACTGCTGTTTCAACTGGGCGAACTACGCAGGCGCGCCTATGCGTGGTAAGCGGGGGGCCGAGACACCGAATTTCGGAAAAGCGGTGCCCGAACACGTGCGGGCTAAGATAAGCGCGGGGTTGTCAGGCGAGAAGCACCCCAATTGGGGCAAGGTGCTTTCTGCGGAAACGCGTGAGAAAATACGCGAGACAAACAAGAGTCATCCGATGAAAGGGCGCAAACACACGCCGGAAGCGATAGCCAAAATCGCCGCTGCGGGACGTGGCAGACCTGTTTCTGACGAGACACGCGCCAAGCGATCGGCGGCCCTAAAAGGGCGGGAGATTCCTTTGGAGCAGCGCTTGCGCATCAGCAAAACGCTGACAGGGCCGGGTAATTTTTGGTACGGCAAGAAGCGGCCCGACAGTTTCGCTGCGAAGATACGCAAGGCACTTGTAGCGACAGCGCCTGACGGGCAAGAACACTTTTTTGACAGCATACAGTCCACCTGCGCGGCATTGTCGCTGCTACCCCCGACGATACATCGCGCGCTGAAGTCCGACCGCCCCTTGGCGCGAGGCAGCTGCGCAGGGTGGGCGTTTCGGTACGCGGCGCAACCTGTGAAGCCTACATAAACACGTCTCTCCGCCAAAAAGCCACCTTCGGGTGGCTTTTTTCTTGCCTGCGTGATATAACCGCAGCACCGGGCAACCGGCTGGCTCGGCCCTCCCGGTGGGACGCCCTACAGACGAGCTGGCGACACGTAGGAGATTGTCATGGGCATGACCACGTTTTCTGGGCCGGTACGCTCGCTGGCCGGCTTCATCGACCAAGGCCCCGGCACCGTTTTCAACGTGCCGAACAACACGGACACGTTGGCACTCACCGTCCGCGAGCACGCAGGCAAGGTCATTCGCACCAACGACGCGACGCTGACCATCACGCTGCCGGCCATCGACGCCACGCCCGATCCCGTGCACAGTGGCCCCGGTGCGAACCCGAACACGCAGAACAACCAAGGCGTGACGTTCACCATCTTCATCGAGACCACAGCGTCCAGCGTCAAGATCGGCACCAATGGCACCGACAAGTACGTGGGCAGCCTCCGGGTGGGCGTCGCGGGCGCCGCGGCCAACACCTACGTGCCTGGTGCGACCAACGACTTCATCAACCTGAACGGCACCACCACGGGCGGCATCGCCGGCAGCATCATTCGGATCACCGCGCTGACGGCGAACAAGTACCTGGTGCAGGGCAACGTGATCGCTTCGGGCGCGGTGGCCACGCCCTTCGCCGACAGCTGATAGGGGGCCACGATGCGCCCCATTGTCGTCTCGAAGACCGGAACGGGCAGCTCCGCCGTCGTACCGCTGGATCACTACCAGAGCCCGTTCAACGTGGGTATCGGCGTGGTGGTCAACGGCACGGTGGACTACACCGTGCAACACACGTTCGATGACGTGCAGAACGCTGCGGTGACGCCTACGTGGTTCGACCACGCCTCGCTGGCCACCAAGACCGTCAACGCGGACGGCAACTACGCCTTCCCTGTGCGTGCAGTCAAGCTGCTCGTGAACTCGGGCAGCGGCACTGCCACGGTGACGATTATCCAGGCCGGCATGCCGGGACGCTGATGGCAGGCGTAAGCGGGCCAGGCGTTAGTGATTACGCCAACATCTCCGCCGGAAGCGTGCAAGGGGTTGTGGCGGGCGTTGGTGTGTCTGGGGAAGGGGTGTCTGCGAGCGGAGGGGGACCGACGCCGCCTGTCGTACCCAGCATGGCCCTCGGCATGAACGTGGCTTGGATCAACTCGTGGGCGAAGGCGTGGGTCTTCTCTAACTTGATGTACCACGCTGCGCAAGATCGTGCATCCGGCACTGGCACATGGACACAGGATCAAGGTCTGATCACGACAACGGATCAGGACGACGTGTTCCGCTTCGTGTTGTCGGACGTTGAGGACTGGATGCCGTTCGGCACTTACACGGTGCTCAACCCTGAAGGGTTGCAAGTGCAAGTAGGTGGTTACGGTGTGCCGGGCACTTGGCGCACTGACACTGAATTTACGTTTGACGTTAGCGGTGGCGCTGAATCACGATGCATCTTCGTCAAAGGCAACTTGACGAACGCTCAGGGCAACCTTGCTGTGATCGCCCCTGGTCACAGGGATAAGTGGCTCTCCGGCAACGTCTGGCACGACGACTTCATCGAGTTCCACCAGGGCATGAAATGCAGCCCGCTTCGATTCATGGACTGGACCGTGGCGAGCGGCAATATCGAAGCCGACTGGTCTGAGCGCTCGGTCCCGACAAAGCCGACGCTGCGCACGGCCGGCGCGGGGGCGCAGTGCGTCCCGTATGAGTTCATGTGTGACCTTGCAGCCCGCCTGAAAACGGATATTTGGGTGTGCGTACCGCCACGAGCTACGACGGATTACGTCGAACCGATGGCAGCACTGTTTGCTGCACAGCTACCCACCGGACGAAAGCTCTGGCTGGAACTGGGCAATGAGATTTGGAACACCGCAGACCCCTGGGGTGACGGGACGTGGTGGGTCGAGTATTTGGACCATACCCGGCGTACTGCCGTTGCCGACGTTGTTGGGCAAAAGTTCGCGCTGGCTGGGCATGGGCTCAGCAATGGGGCCCAGATCCGCAGCTTCGCCACGGTCGAAAACCGCGCAGCACGCGCCGCCGATGCTTGGCAACTTCGCCTCGGCATTGACACCTTTGTAAAGGTACTCAATGCGGGCGAATTTGAACTTTACGCTGACGCGGGCCTGACCTCCAAAATCACAATCCCTGCCGGGCAGGTGAACCTGCTGTTCGTTGTCGTTGCCGAGCCTGGAAAGACGGCCGACATGAATACGCACTACGGCGAGTTGTGCATCAGGAATTGGGACATCTTCGACGCAGCCATGGGTGCGGGTCGGCTCAAGCACATCATCGCCGCGCAGTCTGCGAATCCTTCAACTTCAGCGGGGCGACTTGCCGTCCCTGGCGTGCAAGAGCGTACCGACTACGTTGCTATCGCGCCCTACTTCAACGGCGAATGGTGCGGCGCACGGCTTACGACGGCTAGTGGCGCAATCACTCCAGGCTGGTGGGGTGCAGGATCGCGTACTGTGCACATCGGCGTCTACGCGGCTGGCGCGACGCCCAGCATTGACGACGTGATCAACGGGACGGGTGCTGTCAACCATCAAGCGTACAACTACACCTCGGGAGCGAACACCTACAGCAACGCTACGCAGGTCACGGGACTTACGAATGGTGTGGACTACGATGTTCACTTCGTCTTCGCTGACAGGGGCGTGAACTACCGCATCGTCGGGACTGCCGAACCGTCTGCGGGGGGATCAACGATCTATGCGTACAGTTCCTACGCTGACCAGTTGCAGCGGAACCAGATGGACACCATCTCGGCAGGGGTCAATGAGGTCGCTGGGCATCAAGCGGTGTCTGGCGGGGTTCCGGTTGTCTGTTACGAAGGGGGCCTGCACTACTCCCAAGGAAAACCGTCAGGGATGGCGACGTGGCTGGCAGGCTATCAAGATTCCCCCGAGTTCGATGAAGCGATCCGGCACAACCTGGCATGTATTGCATCGACTGGCTGCAGGATGCATGCGTACTATGGTGACGTGCTCGGTACGGTGTTCTCGATTGCGAACTCGTTCACGGACACATCTGATTTTCGCTACGGCGTGTTCGCGGGACTGAAGGGGAAGATACCCAACTTGCCCAGGGTTGACATCGCAAGCGCAGTCCCGGATGACGTGCTGACGGAGCCTACGTACCCGCACACGGTTTACACGTTCCCTGCTGCGTCCCTGACGTACCGGATCATCCACGGTGACGACGGTCCAGGCAACTTCACTATGGTCGGTCCCGAGCTTCGGATGGTCAACGGCACAGGCGTGAACTGGTCTGCGCCTGCTGGGCGAGTGTTGACGATTGAGGCTAGCGGCGGTAACACCACAGACACGGCCACCGTGAGCTTCTCGCTCGGGAACGCATGGTATCCGGCAGACGCGCAGTTCGTGTGGGACTCCATCGTGGATACGGACAGCACGCAGATTGATCCGATCATTGGCAATGCCTTGCCCCGGTCTGCGGGGTCTACGTATGCCGCTGTCTCCGGGGGCTTGTGGGATATGGACGGTGTTGCCTATGCCCATGAGCCCGCGTTGATTGGCGGCCCTTACACGTGGGGCACACCGTGCCTGTTTGCGGCCGTCCTTGACAAGGACAACCACACAGATGCTTGGGTCGGAATTGTCACCCTCGGTGTAGGCAGCTTCCTATCGTTCTATTTCTGGGGTGACGATTTCGTTGCGCGGATGTACACGAGCCCCCCAAGCAGCGAGATACAGGCCAAGTTCACGGCCGGGGCGCTGCCATCCGGCAAGCAAGTCTATTGGGCTTATTGGGATGGTGCGGGCGAATTGACATCAGGCGTCAACCAGGTAACCGGCGAATCGAAGCAAATGCCGGAAGCTGTGGATGCATTCTTCAGTCAAAAAATAGTCGTTGGTGGGTTTACCGATAGCCCAGCGCAGTCGAAGATGAAGCACGGTTCTACCCTGGCCCTGCTCCGTCCTGGCCTAACCCTGGCCCAGGCCAAGGCCATCGTCGCCAAGATGCAGGCGCGTCACGGCATTTCTTGAAACCTGTCACACCCTTTAACAAGGAGCCCCGATGAAAGCCAACCCCAAGGACACGCCCGCGATGGTCAAGCGCGAGGTCGACTTCATGAAGCGCAACAACGCGCCCAAGGACATGATCGCGCACGAGGTCGCCGAGGCCAAGGCTGTCAATGCCGCGGCCAAGCCCAAGAAGTACGCCGCCGGCGGCATGGTGCGTCGCGGCTACGGCTGTGCACGAGGTGCGTGATGCCCGGCACCAGCAAGAAACAGGAGCGCTTCATGCAAGCCGCTGCGCACAACCCCAAGTTCGCCAAGCAGGCCGGCGTGCCTGTCAAGGTGGCCAAGGAGTTTGCCCAGGCCGACAAGCGCAAGGCGCCCCGAAAGGCACCGAAGGAGTGACGCATGGCAACCTCCGGCACCACCGATTTCAACCTGGACCTCGCAGCCATCGCTGATGAGGCGTGGGACCGCGCCTCTGGCGGTGCCAGTGAGCTGCGTTCGGGTTATCAGCTGAAGTCCGTGCGCCGCAGCATGAACTTGCTGTTGGCGGACCTGGCCAACCGAGGACTCAACCTGTGGACTATCGACAGTGGCACTATCCCGTTGGTGAAGGGGCAGACGACCTACGGGCTCCCTCTGGACACTGTGGACACCATGGAGGTCATGTGCCGGCTCAACAACGGCAACCAGCAGACGCAGACCGATCTGTACATGAACCGCATTAGCATGTCGACCTACGCAGGGCTCAGCTCCAAGCTGGTCCAGGCGCGGCCGGTGCAGTACGTCGTGGATCGCATCCGCGCCCCTACGCTGACGCTGTGGCCGGTGCCTGACCAGGACGACACCTACACGCTGGTCTACTGGCGCCTGCGCCGCGTGCAGGACGCGGGCAACGGGGGCAACACCTTCGACATCCCGTTCCGCATGCTCCCCCCGCTGACGGCGGGGCTGGCGTACTATCTGGCCGCCAAGCTGCCCGAGGGGGCACAGCGCGTGCCCATGCTCAAGGCCATGTACGATGAGGCGTGGCAGCTGGCCGCCGAGGAGGACCGGGAGAAGGCGTCCGTGACGCTGGTGCCCCGGATGTACTGATGGCACAATACGCACGCGGCAAGTACGCCTTCGGCTTCTGCGACGTGTGTGGGTTCCGCACCCCGCTCAGCGAGATGCGGGAGAACGTGTTCAACCTCAAGCCGACGGGCATCCGCACCTGCCGCACGTGCTGGGACCCGGACCATCCGCAGCTGCAGGTCGGCCGGTACAAGGTGTTCGACCCACAGTCGCTGCAGAACGCCCGGCCCGATTCGGCACTCGCCGCCTCTCGTGGAGGCGGTACTTACTTGAGCACTGAGGACGACACGGAGTTGAGTACCGAGGATGCTGAGCAAATGGAGACGTGATGAGCACCGTGAAGATTTCCCAACTGCCGGTACTGCCGGCACCCCAGCTCAACGTGGGTGACACCCTGGTGGTGGTCCACGACGGCATCACGTACCAGATGCAGGTGCAGGCGCTGGTCAACTATTTGCCCGCTGGTGCCGAAGGCCCTCCTGGTGCTGAAGGCCCTCCTGGTGCGGGGGTCCCCACAGGCGGCAGTACGGGGCAGTTGCTGGCTAAGGCTGACAGCGCTGATTACAACACGCAGTGGGTTGCGCCGCAGATAACG